AACAAGCCTACGGAATAGCCTATACCGATGAAAACAAAATGGAAATTGATGAAAGGTTACGAGGGTATCGGTATTTGTTGTATTTACTTCACGAGCATTTTCATTTAAAGCATCCAGATTGGTCAGAAACAAAAGTCAGAAAAGAATCTTCTAAAACTGCTCGGTTCTTGTGGCAGATGGGTTTTCGTCTTGTGGAATTGAAGTAAAGGTTTCGTTGTAGTATTCTTCTGCTTGTCTTGCAGGTTTACTTCCATTGTCTTGTAAATAATCATAAGCATCTGACCAGCCCTCTAAATGTGCATTTATTATCTGCTCTTTCTCCATTTGTTTTGCTTGTTTAATTTCAGATATTGGTAACTTTTTAAAATAACCTTTATCACATAATTCATTCCATAACCATTCTACTGCTGTAACATCCTTATAATTACTATCTGGGCAACAAGTTAAGTAATACTCTCCTTTACTATTTAGCCCTAACGGTTGGCTACTTAACCTTCCGCACCCTGTACATCTTTTCATATTATTTGTTTTTATCAATAATCATATTTGTAAGCCTACTATCACCAACTCCATGAACATAACCTAACTTATAATATGATTCTTTCTGCTCCTTCTCCATTTGTTTAGCTTGTTCAAATAAATGTGGTGGTAAATAAAACCTTCCATCTGACCATTTATTTAATTGTTCTTCCAACCATTCAACTGCTGTTTGTGCCATATTATAGTTTTTCTATTTCTTGTTTTACTTCTTCCCAATAATCATAATTCCAACTACCATTTTTTTCAAGTGCTTCCATTATTTCATCTATTGCTATTAATGCAAATTGTTTGGCTTTGTCAATGTTTTTAATTGTGCAATCATTAAGACACATTTTTCTAACTAATTCTTCTGCTTTATCTCTTGGTTTCATATTATTTGTTTAAAATGAGTTTCTTGATACGATAGTTTTTTTAAAATAGATATCCTTCCAATTATCTTTTCCTACAAATAAATTGTAATAACTTTCGGGGTTCAAATAAACCGCTCTATTCTTTTTCGTGCAAGATTTACATTGATTCCTTCGATAACCTTCGGTTAAGTTAAACTCCGTTTCTGGTTTTTCTTTTTTGCAATCTTTACAAATCATTTTTCAAAATGTTTTAAATTTCCTTGTGGGATCTCAAACATATCCGCTTCATTTATAAAATAACTCCCATCACTTCGGTATCGTTTTGTTCCTTTTTTGTAAAATTCTCCTTTAAAAAATAAATCTTTTTTAAATATCCATCCACAAATTTCAATAATATTTTCTACTGAATTATAATTTAAAAATATTAAAACTTGTGTTTCATATTTACCTTGTGATGCTACAAAATTATTCACATAGTAATCCCTCATAAATCCTTTGCGTTCCATTGTTTTGACATCGATGGTAACATCATTATAAACTAAATCTATTCCGTTATCAAATCCAGATTCTAATTCCGGTAATTTTCCGAAAAGATATTTATAAAGCATTACTTGCCCTAATATGCCAACAAATTGGTTTCTTTTGCTACCATCAAATTCTCCACGATTTGCAATATTATTATTATTTACAAACTCTAAAGAATATTGATAGGATTCATCATCTATTTTTATTCTTGGTAATTGTCTCATTTTTTTAATATTGAATATATTACTAACATAAGTTCAGCAAGTGGTTTCTTTTGATCTTCTTTTACATTTTGTCTATCTGCCCACTCGGTAAAATCTTTTCCTAATTGTTTACACTCTTCAAAGGCTCCAATATATTTATAGGTAAACACAATCCAATTACAACACATTCGCACTCCTTTGTGCTTTATGTAGCAATTAATAAAATTACGAGGGTTTTTTTCGTATTCTCTTGCATAAGTCAAACTTAACTCAACAAAAGAATTATTAACTATCTCATTAAATAATTGCTGCCGTTCTTTTATAGAAAGTTCATCCCAACTCATTTCTCACTTTTTATAAAATAAATATAACTAAATCCTTTTCTTTTTTGTTCTTGAAAGTAATCATTAAGGATCATTTGCTTGGCTTCATCTACTTTGTCCTTGTAGTATTTTAGATAAGCATTCATTTGTATTTTACCATCTACCATTAACCTATCGTAAATATGCGGGTGCATTTGTCTGGTAGATACACCATTCAAATAAGCGGTATAACCTTTGTTTACTTCCTTATTCCAATCCTCTTGCTTTTCGGGATAGCGTTGGTCATAAATAGTAATGTCTGGCGTTAGTATTGGCGTTTCGTAGTAGGAGCGTTGTTGTCCTTTTCTATTCGTGTAAGTCTTTACCCAATCTAAAAGTGTTTCTGGATCGGCTGAATATACCTTACCAAAATCTCCTGTAATACCTTGCTCAAATATATTTACAAGTTCGTTCAATGATATTTCTGGGTAACGCTTTTTAATGACTTTCATTACAAGTTCTTCGGCTTCATCAGATACTTTTTTGAATTGCCTTAAATATTCAAATGCTACATTCATATATTATCAATTTCAATTTTTACTTTTTCCCAATGTTTAATTCTTATTTTATCTTTTAATATATATAATTTATTTTCTACATATAAATAAGAAAATCTTTTTGCATCTTCATAATTAAAATAATATTTATTCTTGGCATAATCAAATAAAAATTTTGCATCTTCTTTTGGTGTCATAGTTCAGATAGTTTTTTATTCCCTAATATAGAAAGTTTTTGTTTTATAGATTCGGTTGTAGGTTCAATTTTTGTTCGTGCTATCCATCCGCTTACTGCGTGTCTCCAAGATTTCATTTTATTTTTACCTACAAACCACCCAACACTTTCGTAATAATCAAAGAATCTTTTTGCTTGATATGAAGCGGTTTTATCATCCCACTTGTTTAACATTTCTTCTTTAATATCTTCAATCGTAGGCTTATTAAATCCTTTTCCTTGTACTTCTTTTGTTTGGTATTCCACATCATACTTTGATAACAAATCTATTACTTTTCTATGAATAGGACTTGATGGGTTTAACTCTGTTCCGTATTGAAATTTTACAAAGTCAATGCAAAGTATTTTCCCATCTTGTAAACGCTCAAACTGATTTCCGTTATCAATATTTAAAAGCATTTCTTCATCTACTTTACTTCCGATAACATAAGTCGCTAATGTAAAATTAGGCTTCCAGATACCGGCTAAATCGCATTTATCTCTTACATACTTAACTAAACATTTTTCGGTTGGAGTGCAAGACATAAACCATTCTTTCTCCCAGATATCAGTATCAACGAATCTTTTCGGCATTTTCATAGTATTTTAAATTGCTTATAAAATCTAAATCACTTTCATATCTCACAAAGGGTGTTTCGTGTAATATTAACCTTTTAACTTCGGTATTGATTCCGATTAATTCAGCATATTCTTTTACTTTTTGATAATAAGGATAAAAATAAAAGTCCTTTGTTTTAATATAATATTCGATAGTTTTTCGTTGGCAAGATAAAGGGGAATGATCAGAATACCCAACCATTGAGGCAACTTCTTTTATTCTTAACGGAAAGTGCATAAAGATAAAATAAGAGAGTGCTTGTCTTATAGAGGCTAAACTTACATCTTTACCTTTTCTATTTACTGACCTATTTGGAAAACCAGATTTCTTTTTCTTTAAATCTTTCATTGTGATTCCATATTCCTCACAAATCATTTCAATTAGTTTGTTTGCTTGTTCGTGTCTATTCATAAATCATTTATAGGTTTCTATAACTACTTCGAGTTCATCTCTTGACCATTTCTTTGTGCGTTGTTCGGCTTCCTCTTCCAATCTCAAAACAAATTCTTCGCCATACCTTTTAACAAGTCCTTGTCTGTATTTAATTAAGTTACCAGAAAGATACATATTGCAGCGAATACATTGTCCATTAGTGTTAAAATAAGCTACTTCGTGTGGCAAAGCAAATCTTAAAGCAGAGTGCTGACCTTGTGAAAAGTAGTGTCCTGCTTGTTGTACTTCGCCACCGCAACTGATACAACCTAACTCTTTATCTCGTTCTCTAATATGAGCATTGAATTTGTCTTGAGCCTTCTTTAAAAGTTTCGGAAGTGGGGTTAGTTTAGCCATTAGAACGGAAGGTCATTGGGTGGAGTGTTATCGTGTGTAAACTTTGGATCTGGGCGATGTCTAAATTCAGATTGCTCTGGTTTCCAATCATCAATAGTAATCGAAACATCTTTACCGTATTGATCGGGTTCCGATTTAATATTGATGTTTACTTTGATAAATCGGCTACCTTTATACTCTTGGATATGTTCTTTGATTTTGTCCAAGTTGATTGAGGCTTGTAACCAAGTGTCTGATTTTTTCTTACCACTACCGCAGTAGATTTTTTGTTGTTTTTCCATTGTGTTTAGATTGATTCGTAAATTAATTCTTTTTTGTCTGGTAATCCTTCTTGTTCTAAATGTTTGGCGAATTTAATTACTG